TTTTTCGTTATTTTAGAAAAGATTACTTTGATAAATAACTATAACGGTAACATCCTGTAAATGAAAGAGATTTACCACATACATCATATAGTTCCAAAATATATGGGAGGAACTGATGAACCAAGTAATCTTGTAAAACTTCCTCTGTGGGCCCACGCAGAGGTTCATAAGAGGTTATTTGAAGTGTATGGTAATATTGAAGATGATATTGCTTCTCGTATGCTTTCGGGTAAAACTGAAGGAGTAGAAGAGTTAAGAATAAAACTTGCTAAAAGAAACTTCCAAAAATGGTTAAAAGAAAAACCAGAAGAAGTTGAGAACTGGAAAGAAAAACAAAGAAATATTCGTAAAGGCAAACCATCCATTCTTCCTCCAGAGCACTACCAAAAACAGGCAGAAAAGTTTAGAGGTATTCCAAGAAGTCAAGAAGTTAAGGATAAAATCAGTAAGGCAAAGAAAGGAAAGTTTGTTCCTCAACCAAATCAAATGAAAACTTATGAGGTTATAAAACCAAATGGAGAAGTTTTGATTGTTAAAGGATTGAATGAGTTTTGTAATAATGAAGGAATAGACGCATCAAATATGTGTAATGTTGCTAAAGGAAAGTTTAAGCAACATAAAGGATACAAGTGTAGATTAATAAATACCTAAAAAGTGCAATATAAATGAAAACATTCCAAGAATTTATTGCAGAGGCAAAAAGATTAAGATATGTAAAAATGTATCACGGAACTTCTGCATCTTCTGCGGATAAAATTAAAAAATCTGGGTTCAATACTCCAGAAGTTTATACTTCAACATCAAAAGAAACTGCAAAATCTTTTGGACAAAGAAAGGGTGAGGATACTAAAGTAATATCTTTTAGGGTTCCTAAAAAAGACATTAAAGATAAATCTCCGGGAAAAGTTGTAAAAACAGATGGGCAAAGGGGAACAGATAGATGGGGAAGGAAACATTATTCCTCTACTATGGATAGTGATTATGCAAAAAAACACGTATCAAAAGAAAAGCAAGGTGTAATTGATGCACCAAAAATTCCTAAAAAATATCAAAGTTTATTACCGACAAATAGTAGATTTAAGAGAAGAACAAAAACACAACCAAAGAAAAAAGAAATTTAATTTTTTTTATGAAACCTTTAAATTGGATTAAAAATCTTTTGGAGCACTTGACGGAAGAACCAAGTGCTTCTATAGTGGATGAAGCAACTTCCGAAAAGATTATTATGGCAACACAGATTGAACCTGTGATTCAGATTCGTGAATGGGCAGTGGAAAAGATTGAGACTCTTACTCAACATGGGAATGCAGTTGACCAAATAAATGCTCTTGCTATTATCGATGAGTTTCATGAGTGGTTAAATATCCCCGAAGGAACTCAAGAAATTGATTATCTTTGCTTAGAGGAAGAGGAGTGGGGAGACCAAGAAGTGGATATTAGATAATAGACTTGACAATCAAATCCTGAACTGGTATGATTGTCTTATGACTCAGTAGCTCAGTTGGATAGAGCATCTGCCTTCTAAGCAGTTGGTCGGGGGTTCAAGTCCCTCCTGAGTCGTTGACAATCAAACCAAAATGGTTTATGATTGTCTCATTGCGGAGTTAGTTCAGCGGTAGAACGCTATCCTTCCAAGTTAGATGTCGTCGGTTCGATTCCGATACTCCGCTTCCCCTTCGGGGATTTTATTCCTCTATAGCTCAATTGGCAGAGCACGAAGCTGTTAACTTTGGGGTTCCTGGTTCGAGTCCAGGTGGGGGAGTAGGGTGGACGCATTTATGCGAGTGGGAGTACCTTCCACCCTTTAGGGAGATTAACTCAGAGGTAGAGTGTCTGCTTTACACGCAGAAAGTCCACAGTTCGAATCTGTGATTTCCCATCATAAATATTTCAAAAAGATAATGAACGAGTTATACCAATCATTACATAAAACACAAACAAGTCTTTTTTGCTTAATGCAGAAAACGTGGGTGTATCATTGGAATGTAGTTGGTTCTGATTTCTTTGAACTCCATGAAGCATTTGGTGAACAATACACTACAATGCAAGGTGAGTTAGATAGATTAACTGAACATATGAGATATCTTCGCATGAAGGCTATTTCGTCAATTAGTACAGTTATTGAGACATCTGAGATTCCAGAGGCATCATTAAGTCCAACTGATAGATCTATGGTATCTCAATTACTTTCTGATAATAAGAAAGTAATTGAACTTCTTACAACAGTAGTGGAAGAATCGGAAAAAACAAAGCAATATACTACATCAAATATTGCTCAAGATTTAATTGAAACTCATGGTAAATTTGTTTGGATGTTAAGGTCGTATTTAAAGGAATGAGAAATGATTTCTATAAGATGCAAAGATTGCAATAGAGAGATAACAGGTCATCTAAGTAAAACAGTTACTTGTGGATGCCCTAACATGGCAACAATTCGTGGTGATAAGATTTCAGCACTTGACTTATCTAAAGTTGTTATGTTAAACTCTTTAAAGGAAACACAAAAAACAAGTGTGTTATCCTCTCAAGATATTGCCTGGCAAGAGGCAAGAAGACAACGTAAAGTTCGTAGATTAGACTTCGAAATTCGTTGAAAAAACCTGGAAAGTTGGTCGAGTGGTTTATGGCACTGGTCTTGAAAACCAGCGAGGGTCACACCTCCCAGGGTTCGAATCCCTGACTTTCCGTTTAAGATAAGTTACAAATTTAATATTTTCTTCAACACTGTTACGTTGTGAACACATTTGTTGACTTCAAAAGTATGATTACTGCAATATAGTAGTAATACGGAGAAAACGAATGGATCAACACACCTATAATAATTGGGTGAAGATCAAGGAGACCTTCGAACAGTCTGGCAACACAGACAATATGTTCTACAAAAGAGCAGTAGAAATTGTAAAAACCAGAAGAGACCCACTGGCAAAGTTTCTTGGAGATGAACCGTGATGGAACCTCAAGATGAGTTGGTTAGTCGTGCTGAAGTTCAGGAGATGATCGATGCAGCAATACGACGACACAACCGTAATGCTTCTATCATTAGTATGTGCGTCGGTTGGGTGGTTCTTGCTTTATTTGCTGAGGGACTACTAAGGCTTATTGGCATTATCCCTCCAGTTTTTTCTTGGTTAAAAATAACACTAAATTAAATGGAACATCTGTTAGGAAAAGCACTTATTATAGTTGCAATACCATTTGTATTAACTACAATTTATTTCGGTTCAAAGAAGGGACACTACTATGAATCCGAACACTATAAGGGCAATGGCACCGCACACACCGCACACTAGACGAAGGTTTCATTTCGCATCATCAGCATTTTCTAGAATCTTTGGAGTCAATCATGTTTCATCTAGTATGATTGACTTTTGTTATGAATGGGCACTAAAAGACGAAACAGCACCACTCGATTGTTTAAATCACACAGACAGATATTTTAGAGAACTATGGAATCACAATTCTTAATTTTAGGATTCTTCATAGCATTCGGTTTTTTCTTGTTCTTTATGTCTATAATCTAATGGGACACTTCGCAGCAGTAGCACTTAACAACGACTTGTTTTTAGCATTCATTTGCTATATACTTGTGTTTGTTCCTATCTTAGGAATCTGGGCAGTCCACAAATACAACTGGCAGCACTGGGCACCGTTTGACAAACACCACGAGAAGTAGTATAATTATTAGGTAAGCAACACAACGGAGTGTAGCTCAGTTTGGTAGAGTCCGCGTTTTGGGTGCGCGTTGCCGGAGGTTCGAATCCTCTCACTCCGATACCTAAATATGTCAACTATGGATTTTTATTCGGTGGAATACTGGCAAGACAATTGGGACACTCTTCTGGACAGAGTAGAAAATGGTGAGACAATAGGAATAGAAAATATGATAACAGGCGAGAGAGCAGTAATGATACCAGCGAATGATGAACTCATACGCATATACACAGAACACAACGAAGCATCTTAATCCTGAGGGAATGTCGCCTATTGGTTAAGGCCCACTACTTATAATGGTGTGAATCGGGTTCAATTCCCGACATTCCTATTGGGGGTTTCGTGCCTGTGATGGAGAAATCCTGAGGCTGTGTAAATCCTCCACCTTATAAACGCTGGTTTAGCTCTCTGGTTGAAAGCAGCGAACTCATAATTCGCCTAAGGTGGGTTCGATCCCCACAACCAGCATTGGACAGAATCAAATCTGTCCACCTTGACTTCTCTAAGTCAAACCCCTATAATAACTAGGTAATCAACACAAAACAATGGCACTGACCGCAAAATTCAAGAAAGATGTCCAAACCCTTCGTGGTGCAGCAAACGGTGATTTTTATCTTGATGTAAAGAATCCGAAACTTTACAAAAAGGTTCGTCGGTATTATGAAGGTGAAGGTGTAGTATTCTCTGGAGATCCTTTGGACGACTATGAGATGCTTATGGAATATATCTTTCAGGATCTTGAGTCTATTGAGGTTGCATGATGAAAGTTACACGCAAACCAACTGTTCTTATGGAAAGATTTCCTTATCGTTACATACAAGTTGGTACTTTGGAAATCAATGGTAAACCCGATTGTCGTATTCAAAAGGTAGATTCTTATACTGGACGTTATCGTGACATGTATCTTTGTGATAATGAAATGCAGTTGCTAACTGCTATGGAAGATCATGATTATACTTGTTGGTTGGATCCAGATGGTGTTCCTGCTTACGTTAAGGATGATTGATAAATAGAACAGATTTTTAAATAATCATGTCTACAAGAAAAAAAACAACGTCCGAATCGGGTGCTTTCATGTCAAAGTATGATGTTGAAGTTGAATCTAGACTTCAAAAATTAGAAGCACAGACACATACTCCTTGTGGTGGTGGTTCTTCTTCTGAGGTTGAAGAAAGACTTGCTTCTTTAGAATCTAAATTTGAAATTTTAGTTGCTGCTTTAAAGGCAAATCCTAAAAACAACATCGAAAAACTTTCTAAAGGGTTGCTGTAAGTCTCGGATAGACTTAAAACTTGCCCTGGTCGGGAGCAAACCCCTTAGTCACGGAAGGACTATAACAGCACTGGTGGAGTCAATATGACCCTATTATGAGTTTACGTCATCTCTCAAATGCCGTTGGTGCGGATGGGATCTTACTCCCGCCGAGTTTCTTGTTTTCTCGTACTCAAAACAAGTGGCGAGCCTGAGTTACCCTAAGAGGAGTTGCACAAACTCCTCTTTTTTTGTATAATAGATAGTACAGAGATTATTCATTTTCTATGAGTCAATATGTAAAGAAGGCACTTGTGCTTGGTGCTGGTGGTTTTATTGGAAGTCATATGGTAAAGAGACTTCGTTCTGAAGGATATTGGGTTCGTGGTGTAGACCTAAAGTACCCAGAATTTTCTGATACTGAAGCTAATGAGTTTATTATTGGTGATTTGAGAGATGTTTCTTTTGTAGAACGAGTCATTCAATATAAGGGTGATCGTGGAAACTTTTATAAGTTTGTTCCATCTAGGTATCTCCAATCCTTTGATGAAATTTATCAGTTTGCAGCTGATATGGGTGGTGCTGGTTTTGTTTTTACTGGAGAGAACGATGCAGATATCATGCACAACTCTGCTTCAATTAATCTGAATGTTCTTGAGTCTGTAAGAAAGTTCAATGATTTTGTTGGCAAGAATGTAACTAGAGTTTTTTATTCTGGATCTGCTTGCATGTATCCTGAGCATAATCAACTTGATCCAGACAATCCTGATTGTCGTGAAGAGTCCGCATATCCTGCTAACCCAGATTCTGAATATGGTTGGGAAAAACTCTTTTCGGAACGTTTGTACTTTGCTTATCATCGCAACTATGGTATTCCTGTACGTGTTGCTCGATACCACAATATTTTTGGACCAGAAGGGACTTGGACTGGTGGTAGGGAAAAAGCCCCTGCAGCTATTTGTCGTAAAGTAGCAGAACTTTCTGAGGATGGTGGAACAATTGAAGTGTGGGGTGATGGAAAACAGACACGTTCATTCCTTTATGTTGATGAGTGTATTGAAGCAACCAGAAGATTGATGGATTCTAATTTTATTGGACCTGTTAATATTGGTTCTGAAGAAATGGTCACTATCAATCAACTTGTAGATACTGCCGCTAAGGTTGCTGATAAAAATGTAGAGAAGAACCATATTGACGGACCTCTTGGAGTTCGTGGTCGTAATTCCAACAACGATCTCATTCGTGAAAAACTTGGTTGGGATTATTCTCAGTCTTTAGAGGAGGGGATTCGTAAGACTTATAATTGGATTGTGGAGCAAATTAAAAAATGAAAATTACAGTACTAGGTTCAAGTGGGCAAATCGGTGCCTACCTAACAGAATACCTTCGTGGTAAGGGTCACATAGTTCATGAGTTTGATGTTGTCAATGGCGAACATCAGGACATGACCACAATTCCCAATCCAGAACTCCATCGTGTTATTATGGATAGTGACTTTGTATTCTTCCTTGCATTTGATGTCGGTGGATCTCGTTATCTTAAGAAGTATCAGCACACATTCCAGTTTATTGATAACAATGCACGTCTGATGGCAAATGCATTTGGACTTCTTAAGAAGTATAATAAGAGGTTTGTATTTGCTTCATCTCAGATGAGCAACATGAGTTATTCTCCATACGGAGTGCTTAAGAATGTTGGTGAACTTTATACCAAGTCCCTCAATGGACTTATTGTTAAGTTCTGGAATGTGTATGGTATTGAAAAAGACCACGATAAAGCACACGTTATTACCGACTTCATTCGCAAAGGATTTGAAACTGGTGTAATTGATATGCTTACTGATGGTCAGGAGCAACGTGAGTTTCTTTATGCTGAAGATTGCTGCGAAGCACTTGAGACTATTATGGAAAATTATAATGATTTTACTTCAGAAGATAATCTTCACATTACAAGTTTCCATTCAACAAAGATTATTGATATTGCTAACATAATTAGTGGACAATTTAATTTGATTGGAAAAGAAATTAAAGTTCAACCATCTGAAGAAAAAGATTCCGTTCAAATGGATAAGAGGAATACTGCAGATGTGTTTATAACAAAATGGTGGATTCCCAAAACAACTATTGATAAAGGTATTGCAACGGTATTTGAGGCAATGAAAAATGAGCATCTCGTTTAATGATCTTGGTAGAGCTGGAAGATTGGGAAATCAAATGTTCCAATATGCTGCTCTACGTGGTATTGCTAGGAATCGTGGATTAAATTGGATGATCCCTCCGGAAGATGCACCAAGACCAGATAATTATGGTCTATTTGAAGCATTTAATCTGACTAACTGCAATCCAGAAAACATTGGGGAACAGAATGTTAAACAAATTTCTTGGAGGGAATTTCATTTTAATCAGGATTTGTTTGATCAGTGCCCAGATAATGTTGATATTGATGGATATTTTCAAACGCAAAAATATTTTAAGAATATTGAAAATGAAATTCGTGAGGACTTTACTTTTAAGAATGAATGGTTGGATCCTTGTGTAGAATATATTGAAAGTATTGGAAATAAAAATCTTATCTTTCTCCATGTTCGTAGAGGTAGTCCAAATCTTCAAGGTGTTCGTGGTGAAAAGTGGTCTTACCAACTTCTTCAACATACTCATCCATTGATGAAAGAGCAATATTATAAATCTGCTCTTGCTCAGTTTGATGATTCTTATCAAGTAATTGTTTTCTCTGATGTTATTGATTGGTGTAAAAAACAGCCAATCTTCCAGGGAGATAGATTTTTATTTTCCGATAACTCTAAACAATTATTCCAAGATGGTGCATCAGTTCCATATGTTGATTTGTGCTTAATGACTTTATGCTCTGGTGCAATTATTGCAAACAGTTCATTAAGTTGGTGGGGAGCATGGTTACAAAAAGATCCCAATAAGAAAGTTATTGCACCAACTCCTTGGTTTGGACCAGCATGTTCACATTATATTATGGATGATCTAATTCCAGAAGGATGGACAGAATTGTATAATGACCCATCTGAAATTCCTCCTGAGGTTTAATATGATTGGATTGAATTATCTGGGAAAAATGGGACAACTTGGAAATCAAATGTTCCAATATGCTGCTGTTAAAGGAATCGCACAAAATCGTGGATATCAATTTACTATTCCCAATCATAATGAAAAACTTCAAGATGGATTGGGAAATATTCTTAGGATTGAATTGTTTGATGTTTTTGATATCCAACCAGATCAAACTGGATTTGTATTTACAGATAAAGTCTTATCTGAAACGAACTTTGATTTTGATGAAATACTTTTCAAAGAATGTCCTGACGAAGTATCAATAGTAGGATACTTTCAATCTGAAAAATATTTCAAAAACATTTCTGATGATATTAAAAAGGAATTCACCTTTAAGAAAGAATATTATAATGCGTGTGAAGAAATCAAACCAATATTGAATAATCCTATTGCTTTACACATTAGACGTGGAGACTTTTTAATTAATTCTGGAAATCATTATAATCTTTCTTTGAGTTATTATGAAAATGCACTAAAGCAATTTGATAGTGATAGGCAAGTAGTAATATTTTCTGATGATCCTGAATGGTGTAAAAGACAAGAACTGTTTACAGACGATAGATTTTTGATCTCAGAAATTAATAACTCTTATGTTGACTTATGTTTGATGACAATGTGTTCTGATTATATTATTGCAAATTCTACTTTTTCTTGGTGGGGTGCCTGGTTATCTCAAAATTTAAATAAGACTGTGATTTATCCAAATAAATGGTTTGGTCCTAATAATGCAGATAAGTCTACTAAAGATTTGTTTCCTGAAGAATGGAGAGTAGTAAATGAAAATTGATTTAAAAAATACTACATTTATTATTCCTATAAGAATTGATACTGGTGATCGGCTTAGGAATATTATTCTATCAACTTCATATCTTTTGTATCATTTTGATACAAATATCATTATTAAAGAAGTTGACTCTGAAAGAAGATTTGAAACTTATGCATTACCTGTAATCAAAAGACTTGTTAATATAGATAATCTAAAACATATCTTTGAAGAAGATACTAGAACTGATGATGCATTTCATAGAACTAAAGTTCTAAATGATATGATTTTAGAATCTACAACAGAGATTGTTGTAAATTATGATACTGATATTATTCTTCCACTAAACACTTATGTTGAAGCAGTTAGGATGCTTTCCGAGTCATATGATGTTGTGTATCCATATAAGTTTGGGGAACATGGAGAAAGGAAAGTGAATCTTGATTTTACAATTCACACTCAAAGTGATATGGATGACTTTGAAAGAAAAGATTTTGTTTCTAGATTTATAGATTCTGGTTACGATTCAAATTGTTTTGACGGTAAATATTTTTATTATCCTAATCAAAATGGTGAGGGTTGGGCAGAGTATGGGATGGCTCAATTCTTTAATCGTCAAGTTTACATTGATGGATATTTGGAAAATGAAGGATTTATTGCATATGCTCCAGAAGATGTAGAACGACATCACAGATGGAAGACACTAGGATATAATATTGGAAGAGTAGATAATTATGCATATCATCTTGAACATGAAAGAACTCAAAATTCATGGTATAATAATCCACATATGAATAATAATAATCAACTTTGGGAATACTTGAAAGGTCTTCCTAAAGAAGAATTGATTGAATATTACAAAAATCAAACTTACATTAAGGAAAGATTAAAATGAATTGGAACTTAGTTTCATTTGCAAATGAAGAATATTTGGATAAACAAAATTATTTAAATTCTTATGCTGAATCTAATGGATTGAAAACTCATTCATATTCTTATGAGTGGTTGAAACAGCAAGATTTCTATAAGGAGAATGAAGATATTCTTAACGAATCTCCTGGACTTGGATATTTTCTCTGGAAACCATTTATTATTCTGGATGCAATGAGTAAGATTCCTGAAGGGGAAATGATTTTATATTCTGACGTTGGTGATATGTTTCATCCAGATCTAATTCCCTATGTGAATAGTATCATGGGGGAAGATTTTTGTTTGCTGTTGATTGGAGGATTTCCTAATAAGGTTCTTACAAAACGAGACTGTTTTGTTTATATGGATTGTGATGAAGAAGATTATTGGGATTGCATTCAACTTGAAGCAGGAATGAGTTTCTGGAAAGTTTGTGACCAAGCAAAAGAACTAGTTTCAGAATGGTTGGAATATTGTAAAGATCGCAGAATTATTTCTGATGATGAGAATGTATCTGGAAAAGAAAATCTTCCATCCTTTAGAGAGCATCACCATGATCAAAGTATCTTGACGAACCTTGCAGTTAAATATGGTCTTCCTGCAGTAGAACAAAATAGTCAAATTAGGCATTACCTTGAATGTAATGTTGACTATTGGTATGAAAGAAATCAAAAGTTTGGGTTTACAATGAATAGGCCGATTGATACTTTATTAATTTCTTTAAGAGAGGGATCGCCACATGCATAGTATTATTCTTACAGTCCACAATAAAGATTGGTTAATCGCAGATGTTATTAAAGGAATTGTAGAAAATACTGTTGAACAATATGAACTTATATTTGTGATTGATGGATGTACGGACAATACTGAACAAGTTATTTTATCCACAATACAAAATTTTAAAGTTGACTATAAGTTAATATTTGCTCCAGATATTTTTGAAACAAAGGCAAATAATCTTGGACTAAGAATTGCGCGAGGAGATAAAGTTATTATCATTCAAGATGATATGATCATCAAAGAATATGGGTGGAATCAGAGAATGCAAAAACCATTTGATGCATTTGATGATGTATTTGCAGTTACGGCAAGAACTGCTCATAATTGGGAATTTAATTCTAATAGTCAACA